CAGCGACCACCAGAGCAAAGAGAAAAGGGACTGCTGCCGGGAAGCAGTTCGTGAAGCAGCCCAAAAAGATAGCACGGAAAACAAAAAGGTATAGAACCTAATGGCAGTCTCAGGTACATATGATTTTAACCTTGACATAGACGAGGTTATACAAGAAGCTACGGAAATGATCGGGGGTGAAGACACTCTTGGTCATGAACCTGCTTCTGCACGTCGATCTGTAAATTTAATGTTGCGGGATTGGCAAAACCGTGGTATACTATTATGGACTACAAGTGTATCATCTCTTACTGTAACTGCAAGTACCACTTCTTATGATCTATCTTCTTCTACTATAGATGCTCTTGAAGTTGTTCTTAACAGAGATGATACAGATATTAAACTAGAACGTATAACACCTGAAGAGTTTTTGCTTATTCCTAATAAAACACAAACTGGAAGATCATCTCAGTATTCTATCAGGAGGGGCAGGGATAACCCCGTTCTTTCTGTATGGCCTATTCCTGAGAACTCCACAGATGTTTTAAAGATTGAAGTATTTAGCGAACTTACAGATGTAAATAGATCAGCAGGTCAGAATGCTGATGTTCCTAAAAGGTTTTTACCCTGCCTTACGGCGGGACTTTCTTATTATATGGCAATGAAGCGTCCGCTTGTTGCTGAAAATAGAATTATGATGCTGAAGACAAACTATGAAGAGTGTCTTGCCAGAGCTATGCAGGAGGACAGGGAAAGAGCTTCAATGCGTGTTGTACCAAAACTAAGGTACATCTAATGGCTAGTAATAAAAACGCACTGGCTATGTGCGACGTATGTGGATTTGTATATCCGCATCGCACTATGAGAATGAACAGTTATGGGATGCTGGTATGTCCCGAAGACTTTGAAGGACAGTTTGATCTGAAGAACCATCCTCAAAATCATGTGCCTGATGTAAGAGATAATCCAGCTATTCTCAATCCTCGTCCAGATACGGGCGGTAGAAATCTTACATGGAGTCAGGCCAGCACAGCGTGGGGATCAACGGAGAAGTATTGGAATCTAATATGACTGATTTAACAAGCCAACTAATATCAAACACATATAAACAAGTAATACTTGTTAGTTCTTCAACTAGCAATACTGGTGTAGATACTTCTCTGAAAGCAGTACAAACTGGTGATGGAACTAACACTGCCTTGAAAGTAGCAACCAATGCAGTTCAGATTACTGGTGCGTTGGGAGTAGGCGGATCAGTATCTCTTGATGGAAACCTTCATGTGGATGATAAGGTATGTGCCAGCACCTTCTACGGAGACGGATCAAACCTGTCTGGTGTGACTGCAACGATTGCTGGTAATATATCTGTAAGCAATGCCACGGTAGGTGGTAATCTTTATGTTGGCGGCACTGCCACAGTGGCTGGTGCTACACATCTGCAAAGCACAGTATCAATTGGTGGGGCCGCACACTTTGGTTCCACGGTAACGGTATCGGGTGCAGCACAACTTCAAAGTACGGTAACGGCGGTGGGTGCTGCAACATTTAAATCTACAGTTACAGTAGAGAATGCAGCAATACTAAAAAATAATGTATCGGTTGGCGGAACATTCGCAGCGGCTGGTGCAGCCACCCTCACCTCAAAAACAGAATTTAAAAATGATGTATCAGTTAGTGGCCGTCTTGATGTAGCAACGTCAGCTTCTATTGGTGGTGTTTTAGATGTTACAGGCATAGCTAACTTTGCTGATAATGTATCGGTAAGTGGTAATTTAAATGTAGTTGGTAATGTAACTGCTGCATTCTTATATGGCGATGGTTCCAATCTTACAAACGTGGAAGCTGAACTTGGTGTTGCCACAAATATTTCTGTATCGGGTTATATTAATGTTGGTGGCAGTGTATCGGTTAGCGGTCCCTTCAATGTTGTTGGTGCTGCTACATTTAAAGATGATGTAAGTGTAAGCGGTAACTCAAACTTTGGTGGAACTGTAACAGTAGGTGGTGCAGTAAGTCTAGCATCAACTCTTAGTGTAGGTGGCGCAGCTAACTTTGCTTCTACAGTTACAGTAGTAGGTGCTGGTACATTTAAGGATGATGTATCTGTATCCGGCAATACTGTACTTGGAGGTACTCTCAGAGTTGCTGGAGCAACATCGCTGGAAGGTGCTGTTGATCTAAACAGTACTCTTACTGTAGCAGGAGCAGTATCGCTTGCATCAACATTAAGTGTTGGTGGTGCAGCAAACTTTGCAAGTACAGTAACTATAGCCGGTACTAATGTTCAGGCAGCAAATGCAAGAGTATGTGCAAGTGCTTATTATGGAGATGGTTCTAATTTAACAGGCATTTCAGCAGATATAAGTGGAGATATTTCTGTTAACAATGCTACGATTGGTGGTAATCTACATGTTGGTGGAACAGTAACTGCTGTTGGAGCGGCTACATTTAAAGATGATGTATCAGTAAGTGGTAATACTAATCTTGGTGGAACTGTAACAGTTGGTGGCGCAGTATCATTAGCTTCTACACTATCAGTAGGCGGTGCGGCCAACTTTGGTTCAACAGTAACTGTAGCAGGGGCTGTATCTCTGGCATCAACTCTTAGTGTAGGTGGAGCAACCAATCTGGCAAGCACTGTTACTGTAGTGGGTGCTGGTACATTTAAAGATAGTGTATCGGTATCGGGTAATGTCAACATAGGCGGTACAGTTACTATAGGTGGTGCGGTATCGCTTGCTTCTACTCTTAGTGTGGGAGGTGCAGCACACTTTGGAAGTACAGTTACAGTAGCAGGAGCAGCAATTTTTGAGGATGCAGTCTCAATATCTGGCGCAGTAGATATAGCTGGTAATACTTCTGTTGGAGGAACATTCCTAGCAACAGGTAAGGCAGAGTTTGAGGATGATGTTTCTGTCTCTGGTAACTCAAATTTTGGTGGAACAGTTACCGTTGCCGGTGCAGTAAGCCTGAACTCTACACTTAGCGTTGGTGGGGCAACCAATCTTCTTAGCACGGTAACGGCTGCTGGTAATGCTGGCTTCCTTGGTACTGTCAGAGTATCTGGTAATACTTCACTGGAAGGACAACTACAGTTAAGTGAGTCAGCGGCGGCTGCTGTACATACTACAGCAATTAACGGTGTAACATCTGTATCCCTGAACTTCGGTATAGCACAGAACTTCTTTACCTCTGTCACTGCTGCACATACGCTGGCACGGCCTACGAATGCAAGAGTAGGACAGGTTGGTAGTATTCTTCTGATGCAGGATGGTGGTTCTGGTACAGTTGCTTATAATGCCTGTTGGAACTTTATTGGCGGCACAGCCCCAACACTATCAACAGGTGATAATGCAATGGACAGATTAGACTATATTGTAGTCTCTATTTCTTCTGATGATACTGCTGAGAATATTCAAGCAGTTATGACACAAGCTTATAGTTAGGATTAATAAGAATGGTATTTAGTAATAATCTTCTCATGGGTGCGGGTGGTCAGGCAAGTGGTTTTGATATAGATCAAAGTATTCGGTTTAACGACGATGATTCTGCTTATCTTAATCGTACTCCCGGCAGCGCAGGTAATCGCCGCACATTTACATTTAGCTGCTGGTTTAAACGAGCGAATATAACCAGCGCAAACGCACCGATATTCTCAGCCGGAGCTGATGACTGGCTTATGTTTCTCAGCGGCAACACACTTGGTTTTAATTCCGATGGCAGTAACAACTATCGAATTGTTACGACTCAAGTTTTTCGTGATCCGGCTGCATGGACTCATTTGGTACTTCGTGTTGACACAACTAATTCGACCGCTGGAGACAGATTGCGTCTTTACATCAATGGCTCAGAAGTTACTGATTTTGGAACAGATACAAATCCGCCGCTAAATTACGAGACTGCATTTAATAATACCGGCGAACACAGTATAGGAAAGGTAGTCGGTTCGTCTCAGTTCTTCGACGGATACCTTTCAGAGATTAACTTTGTTGATGGTAGCAGTTTGGGGCCGAGCAGCTTCGGTGAAACAAGTTCCAAGACAGGCCAGTGGGTAGCGAAAAATTACTCTGGTTCGTATGGAACAAACGGATTTCATATTGATGGGCGAGATAGTTCTGATCTTGGCGACGATGAGTCAGGAAATGGAAATGATTTCACCAGTAACAATTTAGCGGCGGCGGATCAGGTAAACGATAGTCCGACCTCAAACTACTGCACCTTAAATCCTCTTAACATAGACACTGACTGCACTCTATCAGACGGAAATTTGCAAGTTGGTTGGACCAGTGGAACCGATCCAATCATTTGCGGAACAATGGGTGTATCTAGCGGCAAGTGGTATTATGAAGCTACTTTTACGGGTACTTTTAATTTTCCGGGAGTTGGCATAGCACCAGCAGAATTATCTTTTGGCGGCAGTGCTTTTGCTTCTGGTACCGGCACGCTCTTCTACTACGCACCTTCTGGAAATTATAGAGGAAATGGCGACAACACATCTTATGGTGCGGAATATTTTGTAGGTAGCAAAATTGGTGTGGCCCTTAATTTAGACGACGATGAAATAACTTTTTATAAAGATAATTCGTCACAGGGAACCTTGAACTTAGCAAGTATACGTTCTGGATATAGCACATGGGTGCCACTTTTAACTGGCGGCGGGTCCACTGAAAATATCATTGTTAATTATGGACAGTCAGATTTTGAATACACACCACCGACAAATTTTAATGCATGGAACACTAGCAACTTAGGCGATCCAAGCATTATAGACCCATCAAAATATTTTCAGTCAACGACCTATACTGGCAATGGATCAACTCAATCCATTAATCAATCTGGTAATAACACATTTCAGCCTGATTGGGTCTGGATTAAAAATAGAGATGCTGCTGACAGTCATGTACTAACTGATGCAGTCAGGGGTGCGACAAAAATTATATCATCGGACTCCAGTGCAGCAGAAGCCACTGACGCCGACACGCTGACGGCGTTTGAGTCAGACGGTTTTGCGCTTGGCGATGATGATAAGGTTAATACTAATACGGAAAAATTCGTCGCCCC